TGGTATATCTTAAACATCAATATATCTAGAAAAAATGTGTATAAATCAACCAAATAAAAGTGGATATAGTAGGGCGATCTTTATTTTTTCTACTAATAAATATGTATTTAAATAACTTGAAATATGTAGGGGCTTTAAAAAATAAGCGCTCATTTATTTTCGTATTTGTTGCACTGTTTCATCCGTTAGAAAGTTATGCACAAGAAGCTGTAGAGCAACCACAAAACCAAGCTAAAGCAGATAAAGTAGTTCGTGTTGCAGTGACAGGATCTCGAATTTCAAAAGCACAAAAAGATGGCCCAACCAGTGTGACCGTCATTACCGCAGCCGATATTGAAAAACAAGGTTTTAGTAATGCATTTGATGCACTCAATAACCTGACGCAGAACACAGGTTTTGTACAAGGTGCCGATTATGGAAATACGTTTACGCCTGCGGCTAATGCCATTAGTTTACGAGGTTTAGGACCCAATCATACTTTGACTTTGATTAATGGACATCGGGTTGCAGACTATCCTGTACCGTATGATGGCTCTGTCAATTTCGTAAACTTAGCCAATATTCCCACTGCCATTATTGACCGTATTGAAATATTAAACGGTGGTGCTTCTGCAATTTATGGTTCAGATGCAATTGCAGGCGTGGTGAATATTATTCTGAAAAAGAAAACAGACGGCACACAATTTAATATCAAGGCAGGCGGAACCAAAGAAGGCGGTGAAAATTTATGTTTACAACTGAGTGGTAGTAAAACTTTAGACAAGCTTAGTCTCGTTTATGGAGTTGAACTCAGTGGTCGTGAACCGATATGGGCAGCCGATCGAGATTTTATGTCAAGTCGAACTCGTTTGGGGGAGAAACCTGACACGATTGTGGGTCGGAAAAATGCCGATACTGGTAAATACCTTTCAATTGGAGGGTGTCAGGCCTTTAATGGTTTATTTAACGGATCAGTCAATAATATAGGGCAAGCAGGGGCGGACAATTGTGCCAGTGGTTTGGCACGACCAACCTATTGGACTGTTCAAACTCAAAATCGCAGTCAAAATGGTTATCTCGGTTTAGACTATGAGTTAAATGATAAAACCCAACTATTTGCCGATTTTTTAATTGGGGCAAATCAAATTGAAAACAATACCCGTATTCCGATATGGACCTCTTTAGGTGCATCGAGTGGTTATTTTCTAAATCAAGATTCGGGAAATTATGAAATTTGGAATCGTCGTTTTGCGCCTGAAGAATTAGGTGGGGTAGAACGAATAAATAAAAAATGGAAAGAACTTTCTTCGAACTTAAATTTTGGAATTCGAGGCGATATTGGGGAGACGAGCTGGAGTTATGAAGCAGCCTATAATGGTTCCATCTATACTAGTCAGCTACACCGCCAAGGCTTATTACGTTCGAATGTTGATGAATATTTCTTAGGTCAGCAACTTGGTACAGATGCCGATGGTATTCCCATTTATTCACCTCATTTAGATCGTTTAAGTCGACCACTCACAGCAAGTGAATTTGAAAGCATTTCGGGCACAACAAAAGAAAAAGATAAGTCGTGGGCACAAAGTTTAACCCTAAGCGCGAATGGTGATGTGTTTAAGTTACCTGCAGGAACTGCCAAACTTGCGGCTGTGGCTGAAATTGGGCGTCAAGGTTTTTCGATTAAACCAGATCAGGCGATCGAAAATGGTGAATATTATAATTTAAGCTCTAGTGGCGAATATGGAGGTACACGTACCCGCCAAGCACTTGGCGCAGAATTATTCTTACCTTTAGCAAAACCATTAAATTTAACCTTGTCTGGACGTTATGACCGTTATGCTTTATCAGATAACAGCATTGATAAGCTAACTTTCGGTTCGGGTCTCGAGTTTAGACCACATCCAACTTTATTAGTGCGCGGTAACTATGCGACCAGCTTTCGTGCACCAGATATGAACTATCTGTTTTTAAATAAACAAAAAGGTTATTTCGAAAAGACCACCGATTATTTACGTTGTAGCCAAACGGGACAACCTTTAGATAAGTGTAGCTTTAAAGATTACGCACCTGGGGCGAACTACACTTTAACCGGAAACAAAGAGCTTAAACCTGAAGAGGGTAAATCTTATGGTGCAGGTTTTGTTTGGTCGCCAACCAATAAGTTTGACATTAGCATCGATTACTGGGATATCAAAATTGATAATCTTGTGAGAAATTTGAGTGATGACAAAATTCTACGTTTAGAAGCAGATTGTCGTTTAGGCAACCAAGATATTAACTCTGCGGCCTGTATTGATGCTTTGGCACGTGTAGAGCGTAACCCTGCAAATGCAGTTGTCGATCCAAATGTGATTAAGAATATAAATATCGTTCCGATTAATGCTGCATCAGACCATACCCGCGGGATTGATTTCACTAGTAGATGGCGCTGGAAAACAGACAGTTTTGGTAACTTTCTCTGGACGGTAAATTATAGCCGTGTACTAGAACATGAATATCAACAATCAAAAGATCACGAGAAAGATGACTATTTAAAAGATTTAACTATTCCTGATTGGCGTGACCGTTTTAATACCAGTCTCAGCTGGAGCTATGGTGATTGGGCTTCAACAGTATTAGTTAATCGTTATGGCAAAATTCCAAATGGTAACCAGACTGCCTATTTAAGCCCAACGTATTTGGTGAACTGGAGTGGTACTTATCAAATCTCTCCAAAAGCTTCTGCTTCAATCATTATTAATAACTTGTTTGACAAAGTGAAACGAGATGACACAGGCGGTTGGCCGTATTATCCGGTAGGATCATATTCACCATTCGGCCGTCAAGGTTGGTTGGAGTTTAACTATAAATTTTAAGAATGATGTATGGATGCAGCGAAGTGGTACAGCAATTGCTGCATCTTTTTATTTAAAACTACAGAGGATAAAACCCCTTATGCTGGTCAAGCCTTCATTTAAAAAAAGATTGCTACTTACAACATTATTATCTTTATCGGCAACTCAAATTTTTGCATCTAATAACAGTGAACAAATCCCGATTGGTAAATTACCCGAGTGGGTTGTACCCGAATCTTATGATTTAGATTTTAAGATTGATCCCGCACAAAAAGGCTATACCGGTAAAACTACTATTCATTTAAAACTGGCTCAAGCCACAGATCACATCTGGATTCATGGTAAGTCTTTAACGGTGAAAGATGTGAATATCACATCGGCAGAGGGCGTCAAAACCAAAGCAAAATATGAGCAAGCCTCCGAGGTCGATGGGGTGAGTAAAATTAAATTTGCCAAGACCTTGCCCGCAGGCCAGTATCAACTCGTTTTAGATTTTAATGCGGCGTACGATCAGCAGCTCGACGGTATTTATAAAATTGAGTTTGAGGGTAAACCTTATGTGATGACTCAAATGGAAGCAATTAGTGCACGCCAGTCATTCCCATCATTTGATGAACCACGTTTTAAAACGCCGTTTAATATCCGTTTGACGATTCCAAGCAAATATTCAGGTTTTACCAATACCCAACAAACATCTGAGCAAGCAGAGAAGTCAGGTTGGAAAACGCTCAGTTTTGCACAGACAAAACCACTGCCAACTTATTTACTTGCATTGGCTGTCGGACCATGGCAATTACAAAAAGGGCCAGATATTGGAGTAACTTCATGGCGTAAGCAGCCGATCCAGTTACGTGGTATTGCACCTGATGCTAAAGCTGAAAAAATGCAGCATGCCTTATCTGAAACGCCAGCAATTTTAAAAACTTTAGAAGATTATTTTGCCTTTGGTTATCCATTTGACAAGCTCGACTTACTTGCCGCACCAGACTTTGCTGCCGGAGCAATGGAAAACCCAGGGCTAATTACTTTTAGAGACTATCTAATGTTGTTAGATAAGGACTCACCAGTCTCTTTTGTACAGAATTCATTTAATGTCAATGCACATGAGCTTGCACATCAATGGTTCGGTGATGTCGTCACGATGCCGTGGTGGGATGATTTGTGGCTAAATGAATCTTTCGCGACATGGATGCAAAGTAAAATTACTCAAAAATTACATCCGGAATTTAACGCTGATTTAGAGCGTATTTCAGACACCGCAGATGCGATGAAAAGTGATAGCTTGGTGAGTGTACGTCGTATACGTCAGCCTATTTTAAGCAATGCCGATATTCAAACGGCTTTTGATGGTATTACTTACCAAAAAGGTGCAGCTGTTTTAAATATGTTTGAAAACTATTTAGGTGAAGAAAAATTCAAACAAGGGATACGCAATTATATTAATAAGCACCAATATGGTAATGCGACAGCCAATGATTTAATTAGCGCTTTAGCAGAGCAGTCTGGACAAGGTGAGCGCTTTACTAGAGCGATGAAAAGTTTTCTTGATCAACCAGGTGTGCCTTTAATTAACACCGCATTACAGCAAAAAGGCAATAAAGTCTTTTTAAATGTGAAGCAAAGCCGTTATTTACCTGTGGGTTCAAAAGGTGATGCAAGAAGCCTGTGGGGTGTACCATTATGTGTACGTTATGAAGTTCCAAATGCAGGTAGCAAAGTGCAATGTGAACTGGTAGACCAAGCAGAAACCAAGATTGAACTCAAAGGTGCCAGCCTTGACAGTTGGTATATACCAAATGCAGATGCGGCAGGATACTACCAATTTAGTTTGCCACAAAAAGAGTTTACTCGTCTGACTGCCGCTACAGAAAAGCTTTCTAACACTGAACAGTTAGCTTATGCCTATGCAATTTCAGCTGCATTTAACCACGGTGATATTAATTTGTTGGCTGTCGTAGATGCTGCGAAGAAATTCGCTAATTCAAATAGCCGACAAATTAGTACAGCGCTGTTTTCCCAGTTAAGTACAATTCATCGTCATGTATTGAAAACAGAAGCTGAACGTGAACATTTTAGAAAAGTTTTGGCAAATTTATATTTACCTAAATTAAATCAGTTGGGTTATGTCAGCAAAACAGGTGAATCAGCTGAAGACAGTTTATGGCGTAGTGAGTTAGTTAGATTTCTTGCTTTAGATATTCAAGTTCCAGAAGTCCGTGCACAACTTTTAAAACAGTCAGATGCACTCTTTGCTCAAAAGCAGCTTAACTTTGCGCAAGTAACCCCTGAATTATTGCCAACCATTTTAGCTGTACGTGTACAAGAAAAAGGTCAACCAGCTTTTGACCGATTGTCTGGAGAGTTACAACATGTGAGTCAGCCGACACAGCGTCTAGCAATCCTTACAGCCTTAGGTTCGGCAAATCAAGAAGCAACACGTCAACAAGCCCGTCAGTTGATTTTGAACCCACGTGTTAAAGTTGGTGAAGTTCGTACCGTAGTTAACTCCATTAATAATTATGGAGATGAGCAAGGTGGCTTATGGTCTTGGTTTAAGGTAAATCATGAGGCAGTGTTTGACCGTTTAGGTAAGTCTTCGGCTGGGCGTTTTCCTGCAATGTTTAGTGGGGCAGCATGTACCCAACAACAGGCAGCACAGTTAAATGACTTTTTTGCACCACGAACTAAAGAGTTGGTTGGGGTGGAAAGAGGATTGAAACAGACTAAAGAGCGTATTCAACTCTGCGAATCGCTGGTAGCAAAACAAGATGGATCAATTGTGCAACAGTTAAAGTTGTAATTGATTCAGCCATGAAAAAAGCCAACTGATCGTAGTTGGCTTTTTTATTAAGGGTTCTTATCAAATTACTCTTAGAACAGTCGATTCGAGACTGAATTATGCATAGATGTCTAAAAAGTTTTTAAAGATTTGATGGCCATGTTGACTCAAAATGGATTCAGGATGGAATTGCACGCCTTCAACAGGAAGTGTCTTATGTTTAACGCCCATAATTTCTTCCATTGAGCCATCTGCTTCATTAGTCCAGCATGTTACTTCAAGGCAGTCAGGTAGCGTTTCCTGATCAATGACCAACGAGTGATAACGAGTTGCCGAGAATGGGCTAGGCAGATTAATGAAAATACCCTTATTGCTGTGGTACATATCAGATAAACGTCCGTGCATCACCGTTTTGGCTCTTACAATTTTTCCGCCAAAAGCTTGCCCGATACTTTGATGTCCTAAACACACGCCAAGCAATGGAATTTTTCCGGCAAAGTGATTAATTGCAGGAATTGAAATACCAGCTTCACTTGGAGAGCAAGGACCAGGACCAATCACGAGGTATTTAGGTTGCCATCGTTCAATATCCTCTAATGTGACTTGATCATTGCGAACTACTTTTACTTCCTGATTCAACTCGCCAAAATACTGGACGATGTTGTAGGTAAAAGAGTCGTAATTGTCGATCATTAGAAGCATTTTAGATTCAACTCACTAATATATAAAGGGATTTTATTTTGGGGTGATTTTGATACTCAATTTGGTACTCAATATTGAAAAAGTACCTATCTCATTGTATAAAATAAAGCCACCTCAATAGGTGGCTACTTTACCAGATTCTTTTGTGTCTGTAACGACAGATTGCACGTAGGACAATAACCAAAAACTTTTTCGCCCATCCTTGTATGGCCTTTGGTATCTGCCTTCACGAATCCGAGCGTCTAGAGTTTCAGGTTCGATATTGAGCATGTGTGCAAATTCTTCACGACCAACTCGGCGTTCTTCTTTTGACTGAGCAATACGTTCAGCTACAGCAACAATCTTTTCTAGAATGCTAGCCTCTATTTTAACTATTTGTCCCATTTACTCCTCCTTACTTTCCGCTTTAGGGTTTGCCCACCAAAGAACAGGGCCATTTTCTGAATCAAATGCTGCTATTAGAAATAAGCCTTCTTGTGGTGGCTGCGGCTTCCAGTTGGACCAATCACTAAGATTATCTTCTGGAATCTCTTCAATATCCCAATAGTCAAGGTTTTCGATTTTTATAGAAACACCAAGGTTCTTTTGCAGTTGTGCCCATTGTTCTTTTGTATAAAACTCAGCATGCTCTCCAATTGTGTCATGTAGCTCTATATCAGGATGGAACCAGCAGCTATTTAAATCATCCGGTACTTGTGTTGGTTGTATTTGATATTTCATTCCTCAGCTCCATATCCGTAAAATTGTTTTGCCTCATCAAAGCTTTTGGTTACAAGGGGAGCAGAACCTTTCTTGTAGCAAATTACAATTTCATCAAATTTAAAAACACGTTCAGCAGTCTTCAAATCAAAGCATTGATACATTGCTTGGTTGAACCAGCTTTCTACATAAAATAGTTTTTTAATATGATCCTTACGGGTGCCGTGCCATTTCTGGACTTTGATAACATCATCGAAAATTTCTAAGAAAAAGTTGTTGCCTTCCTTTTCATGCATTTTTCTATAACGATCAACAGCTCGCTCCGCTATCTCTTTTGAGGCTGCTGGGGTTTGTTTAAAAGGGCTATCGCCTTCAGGTCGCATTGCAACTGCCCATAAAGTTGATTCACTCATCCTTCAGCTCCCGATTCGTTTTCCAGCTTCATTGCACCTTCTTCTGGATACTCACTTATATAAACGTAGTAACCACTGCCGCTATGAGCTTCATCAAACCAAGCAATTGTTAATTCGGTTTCTAAAAGTTCTGGATCTTTGTTTGGTGCGCCAAAGTTTGCTGCTGCATATAATTGCTCACAGGTTAAGTAAATCTTTTTCTCCGGCACCGCCTGAGCTTTGGCTTTTTCTAGCTCTGCATCACGATGCTTTGCACATCTAAGCCAAGCATCCCAACGTCTATTCATGTTGCTTATTTCTTTCTGAGCAATTTCAGAAGGATTGTTTGATCTAGTCATAAACAGTTCATGCTCATGACTAAAAATAATGTCTCTTCTTCCTTTGTAATATTGGAAGGTGTTCAGAAAAGCCTCTCTTTCCTTATTCAAATCTGTCATGCTGCTGTCCTCACCAAACTAAAAATGCGATTACTTCTGTTCCTTCATCTTTAGAAGCAACATGTTTATATTCTTGATAGTAGGATGATGTTGAGATCATCCCTGTATCCTCATTAATCCACTCTCGGTTTCTCTGAGCACAGTCACTATCAAGCTCAACCTCATTCAAGTTGTTAATAAACTGTTCTTTTGTTTCATCTTGGCATTCTTCAGTAGGGCCATAGTTTTCAACGAAATAGTTGTAGACATCTTCTTTTGATTTGGCCGCATAAACAGCTTCATCAGGATTTGTAAAAATCTTATATCCGTTTATTTCTAAGTCGTTCATGCTGCCACCTTACTTAAATGCCAATTTCTTAGTTCTTATGAACTCAATACCCTTGATATCTGTTATAGATTCACGAGCATTGAGTAGGGCACGCTTATCTACTTCGACTGTAGTTTTCTCTCGTTTGAATTGAGATGGAATTTCTTCCTCGTTTTTTACAACTACAGACCAAGGATTTTCCTTTACCTTGATAGAAAGAACTGGGTCATCAATTTCACTGACACCAAACTCAAGCATCTGATCTAGTAGAAGATCATGAAGATATCCATATGTACTTTTAATACGTTTAGCTTTATCAGAAAGACGCTGTGCTTCAGTAGCAATCAATTTTTCTTCCAACATCATTTGATGGACAAACTTTGCTACACGCTTTGACTTCTCTTTCCATTCGCCTTCTTTGGCAACCATGCCCTCTAGCAATAGTTGAACTTCTTCGCTTTCAGAACTAGCACCTTCAGCCAAAAGATCTTGAATTCGCTCAACCTGCTCAGCTAGGTCATATCCAATGTCATATAAAGTTGTCATAATAATCCTCCCCAGGATTGAGGGCTTTCATTAGCCCTCGATTCTTGACAATAACTAGAACGGTAAGTCGTCATCTAAATCAGAAGTTTGACTACCCTGATTTTGTGAATATTGACCATAGCCACCAGATTGTTGTGGTGCATTTTGCTGTGCGCGTTGTGCATCACCCATGGCAATTAAGCGATCAAGTGCTTTAGGTAGTAATTCTGGTGAAGTTTTACGCTCAAGAATTTCTTTAGCCATTAATTCACTATCTGCATTAAAGGAAGCAAAGAAGTTCATTTGATGACGTTGCTGACCACTTCCATTTAAGTAATTTTCGCGCTGTAGTAAAACACCAATACGCTTATTAGTCATTTCAGGTGCAACCACACATGCTTGTTGCACTTTTTGTTTAAGATCAAAATCATATTTCTCTAATTTTTGATCCGTAGGTGTGAGGCTCTTAACACTCGCACAAGCCATAATCGCATTGATTTTATGTACACCTGAAAGTGCAGTACCATCAGCTTTGACAGTCCAAATAGTGAAGTTTGTATACTCCTTTGAATCAGACTCAAAGTTGATTTCAAAACCTTGTGTACCTTGTTTAGAGGTTACAAACTCCATTGATTTAATTACACCTACGTATTTGCCAGTAGTTTCAATACGTCCACCTGCATCCGCTTGTTTTGCTGATTCAGTATTCAAATTAAATGCTTGATAGTTACCCATGATTATTGCCTCTTATGCTGTTTCAGTAGTTGTTTGTGTTTCAGTTTTTGCTATTCCGTAGTAATCACAGATAGCTGTATCAACGGCCTCTAAATCGTTTTCAATATGATCAGACTCAAATAAGCCGATAGGGGATTTAACAGTGTTTAACCCGCTGTTTTTGGTATGAAAAATATATTGTTCGTTGATAACACCTGTTTGAAGACAAATTGTTACCATTCCCTCTAAAGTGATTTTTTCATCTAGCATTTTTCCAATAGTTTTGATCTTGGTTTTGCCAGATTCGGCCTCTTCTGTGTGGCTTAAAATGTAGACGCGCTTGTTGTCTGCAAGGTTTGAAGCTTCTGTGAATACATCCCAAGTTTTGCGCCCAATTTCAGTAAACTTGTTGAACCCAGTTTCAGTGCTTCTGCGCATATATTCATTTGCCATAACATATTGATAGTCATCAATAATGATGATTGGCTTAGATGTTTGCTGCATACGCTTAATAATCACTTCTGGGCTATCTGTCACATAAATAGAGCCACCATCTTTTGAAAGGTACTTCCATTCAGCAGAACGGAAAGGGAGGGGCTTTTTCACCACCTGAATCAACAAAACTTCATTTGGGTTTAAGTTACGAAGACTTGTTGATTTACCAGTGCCTGACTGGCCTAAAATTAATGTTGCAATACTCATTTTTCATTCCTCATTCGTCATTTGAGTTATGAATGGCCTATGGCGCATTCATAATCTTCTCCTAATTCTTTTCTACTGGGCGTTGTTCTAATGACAAATCCCAATCTGAAATTGTTTTTCTTGGTTTATTGCCAAAGAAGTGAAGGTACTCATTTGCTGGAAGCCACTTCCCATAAGTCATGGGTACAGGTGGAACATCAAAACCAAAAATGTCACCATTTGAATCTTGTGCAATGAATTGAACTTCTTTAGGTGCTTCCGACCAATCGTATTTAGTCTCCATCACACCACTCCCGCTTCTTCATCTGCCAATTCTTCGGCGTAGTACTCAAGCTGTTTGTTTAATTCAGCCACTTGTGTTGATGTAAGTTGGAAGAGAAGGCCGATAGGTGTCTCTACATATTCAGTGCCAACCACTTCTACATGTGTGCGGTCATCTACTACTAGTTGATCGTAAAATTGATCCTTACTGTCCTCTGGATTCATAAGAGAACCAACCACACGAACTTGTTTAGTAACATCGGCAACCATCTTGCATTTCAAAGTTGCACAGCCGCTTTCCAGTTCAAATGAAACTGTGTTGTCTTTAACTTCATACTCACCAGACACTTGAAGCATTGGAAAAGAAGGGCACAGCAATTCTGGCTTGTTAACTAACATATTCATTAGTTAGTACCTCGTATCTTTCTGAGTTGCTCTACGACTTGCTTGATCTCTTCTTCGGTACGCCAAATACCAATAAATGTATTTCCTTTATCACCATGAACTTCGTAGGAATAACGACGATAGCCATCTGTTTTTCCGTCATCTAAGATGTAAACGTGACAATCTTCTTCTGGCTCAAAAGGCTTCGGCAGCTCAAGTTCAACCTTAATGGTTTGAGGTTTGAGGCGGAATTTATACAAACCATTCACAACCTCTTGTACACTGAAATAAACAATAGGTATCCACTCTTCATTTTCTTCTGAAAACCCTTCAACCTCTTTCCCATCAGCCAAAGCTCGCAACACATCCGCACCGCTAATCAAGGCTGGGTCTTGGGGTTGAGTAATAGGCGTCAGGCTATTCGCAATATAGTTTTCATAGTCATTTGATTTATTAATAGCTGATTTACACCATTCACCCTGCCAGTAATAAATAACCTTGTCGCTAGTTAAATAGATTGATTCATCCCGCTTGTCGCGATGAGTCGCATCCTTCACATCATTACGCTTCAACACAACAAGGTCGCGGAGTTGAGCTATAGTAATTTCTACGCACTCATCCAAATTCATATTGTGGCGGTAGAAACTTCCGCTACCATCTTCAAAAACTGCAACCCATCCCACATATGGTTCATATGAAGAGTTATCAGGCTGGTAACCAATCTTTTTAAATAGATCCCTTGCTTCATCTGCGCTAGCTTCATCTTTAACTTTGATTTTGTAGTTATCCATGAGAGGGCTCCTTGTCCAAATCAACTTCTTTCGAGCGTTCAGCAAGCATTGCGTCTGCTAAGTGATATGCATTTCTAGCCACATCTTCATCAATTAGATAGAAGCCCATGTTTGCAGCAAAGCCTTGCATAGCAGCAATTGCAAACTGATCACGTAAAGTTAATGTTTCCATCACTTCACCCCCTCAACCTGCACACGCACATACATGTTCTGTTTTGCTTTGAGTTCGTTGGCGTATTGCTCGTCGGCACAGCCTTTTAGGAATGCAAATACAATGAAGGTGATAACCCAGAAAGCTACGAATGCTTTCGAGCCATCCCTAAAGGCTTGGCTAAACTTGTACTTTTCAATTCTTTGATTCATACTTATCTCCGCATTTGATGCAAACCGCCTAGACTCTGACCCCTATGGCGGTTTTTGTTTGTCGATGAGATAATATTAACTATGGTTAATTTTTTAGTCAAGAGAAAAGTTAACATTGGTTAATCTTTTTATTAACTATAATTCATGTTTTAATAGACAAAAGAAAACCCACACGGGGTGGTGGGTTTGTATGGTTAAGTTTGGCTACCTAATTTAGTGACGAAGGAATTTTGATAGGGGTTGAACTACAGCATAGTCAGAAAGGATAGCTTGCTCCGCTTTGTATTTATCATTCTCAGTATCATCAATAATAATATTAAAGGAAACATTATCATTTAAGTTTTGAGTATCGATCATTTTTCTCAATTGATAATTTGTTTTATTCTTATCTGCTTGTATGTAATCAATAAATGTACTGTTGTGTGAAAAATTAAAAGGGTATTTCTCCCCAGAGCGACCAGCAAGTTTAGGGCTTACCTCAATTGAGTGAAATTTTCTTTCTAGCACAACTCTAATTGAATCTAGAATTTCATCAATTGCTTGATGAGATCTTGATTTGTATTGGTAATTGATTAGCTTTCCAAGAAGTTCAGTATATTCAATTACAGTAAAATCTAGTTGTTTTATTGATGTCTCGGCAACCAAACACCCATCTTGTACAGAAATAGATTCATACATTTTGCAAAAGTATTTAATTTTATCAATCGCATCAAAATTTTCCACGCATACAGATTCTTCAAAATGACGAACATTTAGTCCATAGTCACTTAGAATAATTTGATCTCGTGTATTCTTATGCGCATAAACTACTGCTGGAGACCCATTTGGAAAAACTAGGGGTAGAGTGAAGCCACAAGAATTTCCTTGATCAGAAAACTTTTGGATAAAAGCATTCAAGACTGTATCTGAAAGATGTGCACTCATAGTAGCAACTCCCCCGCAAGAGGTTCCATTATATCACTCGACCTAATTTGCAAATTAATATTTTTAGCAAAAAGTTGAAACCATTTTTGCCAATCTTCAAGATTGTAAGATAAGTCAATTTCAAATGAGTCATCAAGAAGATGAATGTGTGGTCCATAAAAAACTTCACGCTTCTTTTTATCAACATGAGACCGCTGATGTTCTGGATATACACAAAGATCGTAAAGCCAGTTAGTCTTTTTTCCAACTCTCTGAACCAAACCAAAACTATGCTTCATTGAATCTGGTGCAATATTTGTTCTTAAAAATATACTTAACCCCACAATATTTAGCTCGGTTGATGTTTCGTAAATCGGAGCTCCTGAAAATTTATAAAGCGATAGACTATTTATTTCTCTCGCCATCTTAACTGGGGACTCAAAATATTTTGGAGCCTCCAGTATTCTTTTCCCCTCATCAAGGTCTCCAAAGCACCTATTCCCACTCATGCGCTTCTCCAAAATTATTCCCGAACCGTTATAAAGTACTGTGTCGGGTTCACAGTTTATTAATCATTTGTGTTATTAATTTTCTGGCCTAGCTTTCCTTCTTTTACCAACTGCACGACCTGCTCATTAGTAAGCACAGGAATAAAGACTTTGTCGCCAATATCTTTAGAAAGAATCTTTACTTCTTCGGCTGTTAGCACCAAAGCTTCACCATGTTTCGCAGCATCATTGATGCGAGCAATAATCTGGTTGATTGGTAGTTTAGAGTTGTCCATAAGTCTTCCTGTGATTAATGCGAATAAGGATGTTCTTGTCTGTGCTGACTTGGCGGCACGATATCTGTAATAGCGGTAATACTTTCAACTTCATCCATGTCAAAAGATAGGCGTTCGCCACCATTAACAGCCAACAAACTCAAAACCCCACCATTTATTCCAACAAATTCCTTAATTGTGCAGCGTCCATCCTTTAAGCACACTTGTACAAATTCAGTTGGAACCGGTTCAGCATCTGGATCGCAAACTACATACCAGCCATTACGAATTGCTGGAAACATTGAGTCGCCAGTGCCTTTAATACCATAGGCTCTTGGACCCGCTGTATGAGTTGGAACATATCCATCACCTGCGTTCCCATCATATCCCATATCTGTGAAATACCCATCCATACCCATCTTTGAATAGGCTTTAACAGGGACATATCTTTTTTGAATAGGGAATGGCTTAGTTGGTGTTTGGACAAATTTAACAGCTTCTTCACTATCTGGAATATTGTACTTCTGCTTAAAGGCTTCAATATCAAGAACATTTAATTGAGGTAAATTGTTCGATTCCTGTTCAACCGGTCCGCCATAAAGCAACCAATCGTCACTCACACCTAAAAATTTCGCTATGACTTTCAAGTTTTCCGCTGTAGGGACGCTAGTGCCATCTAGCCATTTCTTTACAGCAACAGGAGATTTTTTTGTTGCTCTTGCTAAATCAGCGGCTCTTAATTTTTTTTCTTCAAGTTTTTGCCTAATTCGAGAGTGTAAAGACATAACAAATATTCCAAAAACATTAACTAATGTTAATACGATCTATTGAAACTATGGTTAACAAGTGGTAAATTGGGTTTATTAACTATAGTTAACTCGGTGTAACCATGAAAATTAGTGATCTCATGACATACCACGACTGCAAAAATCGAAAAGAGTTGTCTGAAAAAACTGGATATTCAACTGTGACCCTCTGGAAGTGGGAAAACAACGGTATACCAGCCAGAACTCAAGCAGTCCTGCAAGTCAAAACCAAAGGCAAACTTAAAGCTGACTTAGAAGCATTAACCGCTTAGGAACTAAACCATGAGCAAATTATCTAACGACTTATCTGCAAGAGCCAGAAACACAAGAGCTTTAGTAATGCAGGCTCTTGCATCAAAAAATAATGGCGAAATTGCGGACAGACTCGGAGTAGATGCGAGCACCTTATCAAGAATGAAAAATGATAAGAAATCCAATGGCTTGAGTGAGATTGAGAACGCTTGTGCATTATTGGATGCGCTTGGATTAAAAGTTATTCCAGAAAATTACGAATGCTATGACCGTCAATTTGTTGAGTCTATTTTCTTTTTAGCTCGTCTTTCTATGGCTAGAGCTTCTGACATCAACGATTACCAACATACAGATTTATCTAAGCGTTTATCAGAACTTGGATATTAAAAAACCGCTTCCTGCGCGAACAGGTTAGCGGTCGTATTCATCAATCAGGAACTAATGAATGAAGACAAATTTAGCACATAAGCAGGAGGAGGACAACGTTATTACGTTGCACCCATCTACTGCTAAGAAAAAAGAGCGACAAGCCATGTCAGATAAATTCGACAAAGGCTACGTTATGTCTAGTCGGCTTTATCGGAATGAAGTTAAGCCATTTCTTGGTGATGCTGCTCGTAACGTCTATGCCGAGCTAGAGGAATACATTAGTGGATTCAACAAAGAGTCTGACTTTGTTAGCTACTCACAACTACAAGGCAGAAAAATTGAAGGCCTAGAAGAGCATGTTCGTAAGTTGAGCACAGCTACAGTTCGTGCAGGCTTAAAGCAGCTTATTGAGTTCGGTGTTATTTCTATTGTTGCTACCAATCCTAAGCTAGGGAACAAGTACAAATTAAATGAGATTTCACTTGTTGAGCACTTTAGTAACAAAAGCACTTCAGAAACTAAAGCACTTCAGAAACTAAATAGCACCACTTTAGAAACTAAAGCGCAAGGCACTTTAGAAACTAAAGACACAATAGATATTATTTATAGATATTTAATTATAGATAATTTATTTAACTCGCTTCGCTCAAACAAACCGCTTGAAGCTCATTTTTTTGTTTATCAAGAAACTCAAAAACAGATCCTTCTTGAACAACAAAAACTAGAAGCTGAAGAGAAAGCAAAAGCTGAAAAAGAACGCAAAGACAGAGTACGCAAGTTAAGTTTTGATGAAGTTATCAAACTTACTAAAAACACCTTTGCAACCCTTTGTGATCTTGAACTTTGGGAACAGTACGTAGCAAACCGTTCTCAACAAGCTAAAACCAAATTAACTAAGAATGCTCTAAACGCTATCTACAAAGACTTCATTGAATGGGGTTATGAAGGTTCTAACCAATCTTTAAAAACCTCAATCACTGGAAACTATCAAGGTCTATTCGCTCCAAAACAACAGAATCATGGTTTTGGTAATCAAAGCCAAGCTTCAACTCGTATGTCTGAAATTCAAGAGCTAATCGCAAAAGAGGAGGCAGGCTATGAACAGTATGGTTTCTAGCAATCAAAACGCTGTAGAACATATCAACTCTGCAAAAGTTGTCGGTATCTTCAAAGCAATTGCCCCACGTTCATTTGAGAAAACGTTTGAAGGAATTAAAACAGAACAAATCAATCATGCAATGAAGATCTGCATTGATGGACTTACTCGTGAACAAATAGATAAAGGCCTTTGCATGGTCCGTGACAGTGGCTACTGCCCTGATCCTGCAATGTTCCGCAAGTGGTGTTTAGGTATTCAAGGTTTCGGTACTGAGCAGCAGCGTGCAGTTGATTCATTCAAAAAGAAGAATGCAGCTTTAGCTAACATTGTCAAATGGCTTTCTGACCGTGATGTTGAAATTACAAATGCAGAAAAAGAAGCTTACAACCGTTGTTATGAGATGTTTTCAAATCTCAACTACTCGAATAACTATGAGCGTTCTTCGTATTACGCATATGAAGCATTCAAAGATAACTATGTTGATGTAGTGAATGAGTTTGTTGAAAAAGGGATTACGCAGACGAAATGGTCTAAGCCACCTCAAATAGATCTCAGTGTTCTGTGTGCCGAAACTGGCAGCGAGGAAAAAGCAGAAGCAACTCCAATGACAAAAGAGGATTTTGACAAGCGTACAGCATATGTTGAATCACGTATTCCACAAATCATGTCTGATCGGAACTGTGACAAATCAATGGCAAAGCTTTATGCCATGGCTGAGTACCACAGTTCAAGAGTGGAAGAGAGAGGTGCAGCGTGAAAACTTTAAATAGAACAAAGAAATTGAACTTTGATGACCAGCTTAGCTTACTCGTGTTTGGCTGTCATGCATCAGCGCCTTTCAGTGTCAAAGACGTGAAGGAATCAGTGTTTGATTTCAATCGAGGAACCATCTACAGCAATCTTCAAAAATTTGTTGAATGGAAATATTTCGAACGTGTTGGGAAAAATCATTACAAGGCAACTCAATACGCAAAAGACATCCTGAATGTTAAAGGGGAGCTGAAAGCATGATCGAATTTGCAGATTACAACTCAATGATGAAGCTCCGCAGAGATTACAACCTCGGTACTCGTAATGAAGAAACAAGAGCAGCAGCGAACCTCTACGAGAAATTAAGAAAGCTGAAAATGCTAGACCAACTCAAGCAGGAAGCCATTACTAAACGTTACAAGGAGGCGGTATGAGCAAGAAAAAGGAGCCAGCCATGAGTGAGTTTAAAGTCGGGGATTGGGTTAAACGCACAGATAAAATAACCGAATCTATATACCAAATAAGCAGTATTGATAAGGGTCTTATCAAGTGTAATTTCATAAAGAATGGGGAAAACTGGCGCCTTCATACAACTAAAGGAGAGATTGAGTATGCCACCCCCGAAGAAATAGCAGCAGGTCACCGCATTGATAAACCCTCGAATTCGGGGGAATTAGAAACCCTAGACAAACCAGAAAACCACATTTCGCTGAATTGCAAAGTGGAGGAGCTTAAAGCATCTCATCACGGTGAAGTGATTGGTCATGAAGTTCACTTTAAAAAGATCAAGCAAGAGCGTGACGAGCTGCAAACCTTATACATCCAACAAGGCATAAACATGTTGAAGATGCAAAAGCGGGTGGATGAAGCAATTAGTTTGCTTGTGGAAGCAGAATTATATCAATCAGAGCCAAATATTGATTTAGCGGTTAAAGCGCTCAAGGGGGAAGGGCAGTGAACTTTGATAATGAAATGATTAAAGGTATTTCTCAAAGTGAGTTTGAAAAAGCTTTTGCAAAGCAGATGATGAAAGATCGAGTTTCTGATCAGATGCAAAAAGATATGGAAGCTCTTCAAAAACTTAACAGTGGCAATTATGTGATTGTGCCAAAAGAGCCAACTCAAAGAATGCTAAATGCTGGTCATGTCGCAATGAATCCTATCAAAGGGTCAGACGTCCATTCAGGGACTAATCAGAAGCGTCGTGAGTGCTACAAGGCAATGTTAAGGGCTTATCAGGAGTACGGTGACCAATGACCACATTCAAAGAGGCTCAAAGGGTCCAGTCACAGAAGGCAGCTCGTTCTAAGCGATTTAATCGAGTGCCTACAGAAGATCAAGAACAGATGACGCTCATGAGTTGGGCGCATCGTGTGAAGTATGGTTCAGGTCGTTTGAGTGATTACCTATTCCACATTCCTAATGGTGGCTCAAGAAACATAATTGAAGCTGCAAAGTTTAAGAAGTTAAGGGTGAAGGCTGGTGTTCCAGACCTACAGCTAATTGTTCCAAATGGTGAGATACACGGGCTTTGGATTGAATTGAAGTCAAAGAAAGGGAAATTACAACCAAGTCAAAGGCTCATGATTCAACGCTTAGAAGAACAAGGTTACATGTGCAAAGTCTGCTTCGGTGCAGATGAAGCCATAGATGAAATTAAAAAGTACTTAATGATTTAGGGTGGCGTGATGGGATTGGTGAAGGTTTGGGATAAAGAAATTAAAGGCAAGCTGTATGCAGTTGGAGATATTCACGGC